TCCAGAAACAGCAAGCTGAGATTCTTGACAACTATCATGAGCGTGAAGAAACGGCTCGGTCTAAGTACAGTGACTTTGAACAAGTTGCCTACAACCCGAATCTGAAGATCACAACCGTGATGGCACAGACGATTCAATCGTCGGACATTGGGCCTGACTTGGTTTATCACCTTGGCTCTAATCCGAAAGAAGCAGATCGTATTTCTCGACTATCGCCTATTTTGCAGGCTAAAGAACTTGGACGGCTTGAGGCTAAGTTAGCCGATAACCCCGTTCAAAAACGCACTTCTGGTGCGCCTGAACCAATTTCACCAGTCACCGCCCGAGGGGTGGGTTCTGGGTCTTACGACACGACTGACCCACGGTCTACCAAGACCATGAGTACCAGCCAGTGGATTGAGGCCGACAGAGCGCGACAAATGAAAGCGTTGCAGGCGCGTAAGTTTTAATTTATTTTCTAAGGAAAAATCGTGGCTAATAGCATTCTTACCATTGACATGATCACCCGGAAGGCTCTCGAAATCCTCGAGAATAACCTGGTAATCACCCGCAACGTGAACCGACAGTACGATGACAGCTTTGCTGTTAACGGCGCCAAGATTGGTTCTACCCTGCGTATCCGCCTGCCTGACCGCGCTCTGGTTACTGACGGTGCCGCCCTGCAAGTTCAGGACGACAACGAGCAGTTCACAACTTTGACCGTGGCAAGCCAGAAGCACATCGGCGTAAACTTTACTTCCGCTGAACTGACCATGCAGTTGGACGACTTTGCAGACCGGGTGTTGAAACCCCGTATCTCGCAGTTGGCCTCCAGCATTGATGCAGACGTTGCCAACGCCTACAAGTCGATTTTTGCAACTGTTGGCACTCCCGGCACGACTCCAGCCACTTCACTGGTGCTGTTGCAAGCCCAGCAGAAGCTAAACGAAAACGCCGCTGTAATGTCGCCGCGCTACGCCACCGTCAACCCTGCCGCCAACGCTGGCCTGGTTGAAGGCATGAAAGGCTTGTTTAACCCCACCGACACCATCTCCCGCCAGTTCAAGAACGGCATGATGGGTACTGGTGTGTTGGGTTTTGAAGAAGTCAACATGAGCCAGTCCATCAAGGTTCACACCACTGGTTCACGCTCTACGACTGACACAATTTTGGTTAACGGTGCTGTTAGCACCCAAGGCCAATCGACGATTAACCTTGACGGTGGTACTGGCTCGGCTACGATTGCTAATGGTGACGTATTCACTATTGCAGGCGTGTTTGCAGTCAACCCACAGACCCGTGAGTCTACTGGTTCTTTGCAGCAGTTTGTTTGTACCTCTACCGCCACTGCGTCTTCTGGTGCATGGACGAGCGTTGCAATTAGCCCAGCAATCTACACCAGCGACAGCGCCTTGGCTACCGTTAACAGCTTCCCCGCTGATAACGCCGCCGTGACGTTTGTTGGTACTGCTTCTACCGGCTATCCACAGAACTTGATCTACCACAAGGACGCCATCACGTTTGCTACTGCTGACCTCTTGATGCCCCAGGGCGTTGATATGGCTGCGCGCGCAAACCACAACGGCATTTCGCTGCGTGTTGTTCGTCAGTACGACATCAACAATGACCGTATGCCTTGCCGTATTGACGTTCTGTACGGTTTTGGCACTATTCGTCCGCAGATGGCTTGCCGTCTTTGGGGCTAAATTGAATGCCCCTTCGGGGGCTTCTTTCGTAACATCTTTCAAAGGAAATTATCATGGCTCTCCCAAATTCTGGCGGTGGGTATCAGTTCACTGATGGCAACACCAACGAAATCGTTATGGGCGTTCAAGCAGCGCCCCAGACCGCAACTGCTACGGCCACGCTGACCGCTGCACAAGTTACTGGTGGCATCTTGGTGGGCAATCCGTCTACCACTGCTGCTTCGTACACGCTGCCAACGGCTACGGCACTTGACGCTGTGTTCAACAACGCCAAGCCCAACAGCACGTTCCGCTTGGTCGTTATCAACCTGGGTACTTCCACCGGCCTGATCACAATGATTGCAGGCACTGGCATTACGACCGTGGGTAACCTGGTTGTTGCCATTACCGGCAGTGCAGCGGGTGTTGGCGGTGCAGCCGAGTTCTTGTTCCGCAAGACCGGCGATGCTGCCTACACGATGTATCGCGTTGCTTAAACCAAATAGGGGCTTCGGCCCCTGTTTTTAAAGGAACAATCATGACCTCTAATACCAAACCAATTGGTGTTGCTTTTGAAGACCAAGACATTATTGGGTCTAACTTTGTGATGTCTGGTGGCGAGTTGGGTTACACCGCAGAAGCAAGCGGTACAGTAACTCAATTGACAGACAAGTCTACAGGGGTAACTCTGAACAAGTCTGCTGGTCAGATCACTTTGAACAACGCTGCGTTGGCGAACATCACAAATGTTTCGTTTACGTTGACCAACAGCACAATCAGCGCAAAAGACGTTATTATTTTGAGCGTTTCGTCTGGCGCTACCGCTGGTGCTTACAACTGCTGGATTTCTAGCAAGACTACTGGAAGTTGCGTAATCACAATTCGCAATCTTTCGGGCGGTTCGCTGGGTGAGGCTTTTGTAATCAACTTTGCAGTTATTCACGTTTCGTAAAACCAAATGGGGGTTAACCACCCCTATCTATAAATATGGCAGTCATCTATCTACGTCACCTAGTTCATGGTACTAAAGTAGCTTGCGCGGAATCGGAAGCTGACTACGACGAGCAAAATGGCTGGGTAAGGTATGATTTGGATGACGTTGAGCCTCCTGCCACGGTAAACGAAATGCGGCGTCCCCGTGGCAGGCCGCGAGTTGGGGTTGTTGAACTAGGAGCATAGGTATGACCACATCTGCTGGCGACCAGATAAACGGGGCCATGCGCCTGATTGGGATGCTTGCAGAGGGTGAGACACCTTCAGCGGCAGCGTCGCAAGACGCACTGTCGGCGATGAACCAGATGATTGACTCATGGAACACTGAGCGTTTGTCAGTGTTCTCTACGCAGGATCAAGTGTTTACTTGGCCTGCAAGCACTTTAAGCCGCACACTAGGCCCAACGGGTAATTTTGTCGGCAACAGGCCGGTCTTGCTGGATGACGCTACCTACTTCAGGGATGCGGCCACCAACGTCAGCTACGGCATCAAGATCATCAATCAGCAGCAGTACAACGGTATTGCTGTCAAGACGGTGACCAGCACATACCCTCAGGTTATGTGGGTCAACATGACGTACCCTGACATTGAGATGTACGTCTACCCGGTGCCGTTGCGTCCGCTGGAATGGCACTTTGTCTCAATTGAGGAATTGACGCAACCGGCAGTATTGGCGACTACGCTGTCGTTCCCGCCTGGTTACCTGAGAGCGTTCAAATACAACTTGGCCTGCGAAATTGCCGCTGAGTTTGGCGTCGAGCCAAGTCCGCAAGTGCAGCGCATTGCCATGACCAGCAAACGCAATCTGAAACGCATCAACAACCCAGATGATGTGATGGCTATGCCTTATGGCATTGTTGCCAACCGTCAACGGTACAACATCTACGCTGGCAACTTCTAATGCACACGCCAATTTTGGGCAGCGCCTATGTTGCGCGTAGCATCAACGCTGCGGCCAATCGGTGCGTCAATTTGTTTCCAGAAGCCATTCCCGCAGGAGGGCTTGAGGCTGGGTTTCTGAACAGAGCGCCGGGGCTGGAGTTCCTTCAGACTGTAGGCACCGGCCCTATCCGGGCGTTGTGGGCGCACCAGACCAACGGCAGCGACTTCTATGTCGTGTCAGGCCAAGAGGTCTACAAGTTGACCGGCCTGACGGCTACGCCTACTTTGCTTGGCACGGTGTCAGGCACCGGCCCGGTATCGATTGCGGACAACGGCACTCAGATGTTCTTTGCCTGCAATCCTGACGGCTATATTTACAACGAAGTCACCAACGTATTCGCGCAGATCACAGACCCAGACTTTGCTGGCGCGGTGACGGTGGCCTACCTTGATGGCTATTTTGTTTTCAACCAGCCTGACAGTCAGATTATTTGGGTGTCGCAATTGCTGGACGGCACGTCAGTTGACCCGTTGGATTTCAAATCCTCGGAAGGCTCACCCGACGGCGTGGTAGGGATTATTGCTGACCACCGGCAACTGTGGGTGTTTGGTACTGACTCAGTTGAAGTCTGGTACAACGCAGGCTCTGCTGATTTCCCTTTGGAGCGCATTCAAGGGGCGTTTAACGAGATTGGTTGCGTGTCTGCATACTCCATAGCCAAACTGGACAACGGCCTGTTCTGGCTGGGTACAGACGCCCGTGGGCAGGGTATTGTCTATCGCGCCAACGGCTACACCGGCACTCGGGTTTCTACTCACGCCATTGAATACGCGATTGCCCAATACGGCAACATCTCAGACGCTATTGCTTACACATACCAGCAAGAAGGCCATGCCTTTTACGTCCTGACATTCCCGTCTGGCAACGCCACTTGGGTTTACGATGTGTCTACCCAAGCCTGGCACGAACGTGCTGGATTTGATGCAGGTCAGTTTATGCGGCACCGCAGCAATTGCCAATGCAACTTTGGTGGCAACATCATTGTTGGCGACTTTGAGAACGGCAACCTTTACAGGTTTGATCTAGACGTTTACGCTGACAACGGCGGGGTTCAAAAGTGGTTGCGTTCGTGGAGGGCATTGCCACCCGGCGAAAACAACTTCAAGCGCACGGCACACCATACGTTGCAACTCAACGCTGAAACTGGCGTTGGGTTAAACACCGGCCAAGGCTCTGACCCGCAAGTCATGTTGCGTTGGAGCGACGATGGCGGCCATACTTGGTCAAACGAGCATTGGGCCAGCATGGGGCAAATTGGTGAGTATGGCTACCGCACGTTCTGGCGTCGGCTTGGCATGACGCTCAAGCTGCGTGACCGTGTGTATGAAGTCAGCGGCACTGACCCGGTAAAAATCGCCATCACGGGCGCTGAGTTGGTGCTGAGTCCAACAAAGTCTTGACATGGCAAACATCACCCAGATTCCAGCACCTCGCGTTCCACTGCTGAACGCGCAGACTGGTGCTGTGTCTATGGAGTGGTTTCTCTGGTTTACCAACGTCTACACCATCACAGGCGGTGGCCTTGCTGTTACCCCGGTCATCAATGGCGGCACGGGACTTAACACTATCCCAACCAACGGCAAGCTGCTGATTGGCAACGGCACGGGCTATTCGCTAAACACTTTGACAGCCAGCACGGGCATTACTGTGACCAACGGCGCAGGCACCATTACGGTAACCAACAGCCTGCCCGACTTGACGGTGGTGCTGACGGGCGCAGGCACGACGGTAGTGACTGGGACATACCCCAACTTCACCATCACCAGCAACGATGCGTTTGTCGGCACGGTGACCAGCGTTGGCGGTACAGGCACGGTCAACGGTATCACCCTGACAGGTACGGTAACGACAGCAGGCAATTTGACGCTTGGCGGGACGCTCAGTGGGGTAAGCCTGACCACTCAGGTCAGTGGAACTTTGCCAATAGCTAACGGCGGCACGGGTACAACGGCTACAACTTTTGTTAATCTTACAACCAACGTATCTGGTATCCTCCCTGTAGCCAATGGGGGGAATGGATTAGGCGCAGCGTACACAGTAGCAACCCTGCCAGCA